TTATCAATAATAGTTTTGATACCATCAAAAATTGGTGTAACGACTTTTTTAATAGTTGATGCAACATCGCTAATGGTTTTACCAAAGCCATCGCCCTCAGTAAGGCTAAACGCAGCGGTAAAGGCTTGAATTGCTGGTAGAGCATTTTCATTAATAAAACCTAAAAACTTATCAAGAATTGGCAATAAAGCCTGACCAAGTGTTTCCTTAGCTTCATCAAAAGCAACCTGGACTCTTGCGATTTTGCCTGCATAAGTATCGGCGTTAGCAGCTGCTGCTCCACCAAACAATTCTGTAAGTTTGCCTTGAACATCAGTAAAGGTCATGGTCTTTAATTCAGCAGCATCAAGCCCAAGTCCTAATTTACCAAGTGCTGCCGTATTTCCATCATATGCCTTACCCAGGCTGTTGGCGACCGCTTCAAGTGGCTTGCCCGTTGCCGTGCTGACATCGAGAGCAATCGCTAGTAAATCTTGGGCTTTAGTGATATCGCCAGTTGATCGAACCAAGCGACCAAGGGCTGGACGAAGCTTGTCATCTGCAACACCTGTTGCTAAAGACATCTGAAGGATTGAGTCCTCAGTTGCTTTAATCTGAGCATTAGTCGCACCAGTTGCATTTTCAAGAGCGAGGGCTAATTGAGTTTGAGCCTGCTCATCTTCGATTGCAGCTTTAACTCCATCGACTGCCAATTTAGTTGCATAAGCACCCGCAGCAGCAGCAGCAGCTGCAAAAGCCACTCCAGCCTTCTTAGCAAAGTCGCCAAGCTTGTTAGACGAAGATTCAACATCGCCATTAGCGGATTTTAACTTTTTATTAAGATCATCGACATCAGCAAGGATGGAAAGTTTAAGGGTTCTATTGCCTGCCATTAATCCCACTCCTTCAAAATCCTGCTAAATGCTTCTTCCCATTTACGGACTAGATCTGGCTGGATCTGTCGCAAGGTTGGGTAAATAAAGTAACCCGAGTTACCTCTACCTTTGTTTGGCGTACGAGTTGGGAATTGCTTAAAGCGATTAGAACCGAACTCCATACCATAAAGTAAATCTAAAGTTGAACCGCCACCGCTAAACTTCTGACGAGCAAAGCCATAACTAAACTCGCCAATCTTTGAAGTCTTGCTTACCTTAACTCCATCTGCAATACGGCGAGCAGCACTCCCTGAAACCAAGCGAGTCGATGCTGCGATCTTAATACGGTCAGCAGCGAACTCAGCAAGTGCAGAACTTTCCTTTTTAGCAGCTTCAATGGCTTCATCTGACATACCCTTAAAAGCCCTGGTAATGCCGCGTAAATCTGATTTATCATAAGCGATCTTGACATCATCTGCCATCCGTTCGCTCCTTTAATAAATCTATCGCCGTTAATATGTCATCTGCATCATCCCAGTATTGCATCGGTATCCCCGTCTCTATCGCTAGAGATACGAGGATCCGCCTTATGCTTCCTGGCTGGTGGCTTTTGGGCTATCGTCTCCTACCGTTACATTAGCAACGGTGTCAGACCATATTTCGTAAGACTTAACAGGCTTTCCAGCGTTCTCTCGCTTATAAGCGTTATAAGCCAGAAACATAAGATCCCAGATGCCAATCTTGTCATTAGCTTGAGAAATCGTGTTGCCAGTTGCCTTCTCCCACTTTGCCCACTCAGGAGGTTGAGCCGTGTAAGTTGCTTCGTCGCCTGAGTTATATGTAATTGTGATTGGTAGTTTCATCTTTGCTCCCGTTTGTTAGATTTTAGCTGAATGTGTCTGCTGGTGTTCCGACTACCTGTAGTGCCCAAGTATCGGTCTGTGCTCCTGGAGCAGTTCCACCGACTGTTGGATAAACAGGCAAAACATTGCAAGTAAATACTGCGCCAGTTGCAGCTGTAAGAGATACTGCAAGAGTTGTGTTTGGTGCTGTATCAGCTGCTGTCCACATTGCTTCGAATAGTGATGAAGCAACACCCCAGTCGGCAAGTAGCTCTACATTGAGAGTCCAGTTGTCATCTGTGTGTTTAAAAGCTTTTCCATCGAGAGTTTGGTAAATATCGATGGTTGGTGAATTGACGAGTGTGACGCTAGTTGTCTGCGCATCGTAATTTACTGTTGCGATGCTGAGGACTAGGTCGCGACCCGTAATGACTGTTGTTGGCATTATTGGTTCTCCTTATGCTGTTTGGGTGTACCAAGTGGACACCCGTATATCTGCGACCAGCAAGGTGCTAGCGCCTACTGTTGTAACTGTTGGTCGATCAACTACCTGGAGATCATATCCAGCCGGTATAACCGCCACAACGCTCGTGATGAGTTGCTCGATATTATCAAGCGATGCCGGGTTGCTGTTGTAAGCAACGCAGCAGGTTATTGTGTAATTTAACTTGCATCGAAAGGTGCTCTTACCAATAGTCTCAAACTCCATGTAAGGAGAATCCGGTACGACTACAACAGCAGGTGCTGGAATCTGTTCTGGAACATAACTAAATACATTCGCAGCAACGCCAGATAAAGCTGTAGCAAGAGGAGTACGAACCGCTGAAAGAATAGTGCTCGGCATTATTGAGCCATCGTTTCAACATCGATGTAAGGTCCGAGTAAACCTACGACGCGATTAAATAAGCTGCGTCCCATTCTGTATGGTGATGGAGCAAAGTCCACGCCTTCAATCTGTCCGCCTGGAGCAGTACGAGATTGGAATACTTCAACTGAAACTACGATGATTGCGGATTCGACCGCAGCAACGCCGACATATGTAGCAGCGCCTGTAAGTGTTGCGGATCCGCTAGGGATGACATTCTTTTCGAGGACATCGGCATTAGTGATGTTTGCTGTAAATGTGTATGCATCGACATCATCATTGATTGTTCGAGTGCCGTTAAATGGTGTCCCGCATCCGGCGATGACGACTGATTGTCCCGCGGTAAATTCATGAATTCCTACCGTCTCAAAAGTTGCGACATTGCTAGTCAGCGAAACCTTTGCGATTGGTGAAGCGAAAGTCGTGAGCAAAGGCAAAATAACAGCCTCGCTGGTATCAATTATTTCATTTAGATAAGCGTCATTGTATAAAGCTGATGAAACGCCAAGCACCGATCTCAACTCTGACGCTGTGATAATACTTGGCATTTCATCCTCTCTAAACTGCTGGCGGGGAGATCGGGAGCAACCCCCCCGCCATGATTAAGTATTGGTTTCTTATGAAACCATGTAACGGTATGCGCCTGCTGCAAGCTTTGTAGCGATTGCGCCGTAACCGTAGTAAGCAACTTGAACCTGACCTGTTGAGATCACATTTGTCTGTAGTGATAGACGAGGTGACTCGTACCATGTGTAAGCATCTGGATTTACAACGATAAGTGTGTTATCGCCAAGTCCTGCTGTGTCAGTTAGTGCTGTTGAAACGCGAAGGTTTAGACCAAGAAGGTTTCCGCGGATCGCTGTTGCAGTCAATGTTCCGCCAGCGTTCTGAGGGTTAATTGTCTGCTGGAAAATTGGACGGTTCGCAGTATCGACCAAGCCCATTAATGCTCCCCATTGTTCTGGAGATACGATGATGTTTTGTGCAAAGCCAAGTGTTCCCTTGTAGATAGAAACAGCTGCGTCTGAAACAAAGTCAGAAACTAGAGCACCAGTTGTAAGTGCTGCGCGGTTTCCGCCATCTGTTCCACCGTTGATTAGAGCAGTACCAACTGCTGTATCTGTTGCCTTTGCGTATGCAAACTCCATCTGGCGCACCAATTCGTTAAAGAACGCTGGTGAGCTGCGGTCAAGAATTTCAAGGCTGAATACCTGCTGGCCAATAAATTTCTGAACATTTACCGAAACGAACGCGGCATTTTGATCAGTATTTGATGGTGTTCCACCTTCAGATGCAACTGCAACTGTTGGTGCAACTGTGATCTTAGGAATCTCGAAAGTCATACCTGCATCAGGTAGTGCTCCGCGTGAGATTGAATCAATGATTGGGCGATCTGCGTTTGAGATGCCGTTGATTACTTCTGTTAGTTGGCGTGTTGGTACTAAGCCAGCATTGTCAGTTGTGTCTGCTGCTGCTGCAACATACAACTTTGACTCGTCGCTTCCCAAAGATGCGCGAACTGAATGCTCCAAGTATGAAGCCTTGTCTACGATTGGGTTACGAACCTTTTGTGAATTTAGTGGATATGAAGTCGCTTTGACTTCTGCCTTAGCAGCTTCAACCGCTTCGGTTGATACTGCCTCTGAAACGGTTTCTGACACTAGGTCATCTCCTTCTGTCTTAGGTTCCTCGATCTGAGGTTCCGGGGTTGATTCGCTCGCAGCTTGTCCTTGTGCTTCGGTCGCTGCGACCTTTTCCACTTCAGCACCTGGGATCGCTCCATCGGTTACAAGTGAAACTTCAATTAACTTCGATGCGCTGATAGCCATTACGCCATCCTTGTTATCCCACGCATCTACTTCTACGCCAACGCTGAAATCTGAACGAAGTCCAGTCGCAGCTTCTTCCAAAGCATCATTACCAGCAGTTGTCTTTGCGATCTTAAATGATGCAGTAATACCTGAATCATCCTGAGACCATTCGACCAACTTGCCAAGAGGCTTTGTGCGGTTATGTTCTAAAACTAATTTCGTGTTTTTACCAAACTCGATTGAGTTAGGAAGAAACTTTGTGCGACCAGCAGATGTATTACCTTCTGCGTCCCATTGCACAATTCGACCTGCGATGATGCGTGATTCAGCATCTGAAGCAGTAATTGTTACTGGCATTGTTATCTTCATGTGTCGATTAAGTCCTCTTCTTCGCGGATCTCTTCAACGCTCATTGCGCCGATTCGATTCAGGATTTCATAAACCTGAGCGCGCTCCAAAGGATTACCGCGCAGGTATTCGTCTAGCGAGTAACGGATTTCATTGCCTTGCCCGACAAAATCCGGCATTGATAGACGCTGTTCAATGGCGATCAATAGATTGCGTCCACCAAAATCAATGAGCGAACGACGCTCGGCTGTTGCATTTGAATAGGTCATCGATGTTGTTTCAGCACTAGCAAAGTAAGCAGGCAAGCCAATAGCGCGGCACAATTCGAGCGCTACATATTGACGAGCTTCATTTAGCTGCAGTTTGTTTGGATCAATTCCCATAGCCTGCAATTCGACATCGGCATTCAGGAATGCTGTGCTCCGAGTGCTGCGGGCTACGCGCCAGGCTTCAAGCAATTTGCCAATACGCTCGCTAGTAAGATTTGTTCCGTTTGATTTCAGTACCATCATTGGTACAGGTTCTTTAGCAAAAGCTTCTGATGCATTTTCTAATGCAATAGCTGCGCGAATTGTGCGACCTGCTCGAGATAAAAATCCTTCATCTAAACCATTAAATACAACAAGTGATCCAACACCCATTGTTGGAACATCGTAGCCATCAACTCTAAATCCAACGATCTCAGTCGATGCTGCGTTAAGTGTTTCTGTTACGCGCTCTGGTGCAACGCGTGTCCATTCTTGAATTCGTCCATCTGCATACATAGACATGACTTGTCCATACGCCACGCCGTGAAACAATAAATCCTCAGCGATAAACGCATAAATAGCAGAACCGGGAACTCGTGAATCGGGTTGATTAATTACGCGATTAGGTTCGACATGTCCGCCGGTACTTTTAATGTATTGCTCTAATGGCAAAGTCGCAAGGCTGCATAAAATATTACGCGCTCTTGCGATTGTTGGAATTGCCATTGCCTGCACTCGTGAAGCAGATCCCAAAGTGCCGAAAAGATTGCTAGCAGTTGAAATATTGTAAGGTGCTGGAGTCGCAGCTGCATCAACCGTAAGTCCTACCGGTTCAGGAGCTTTTGCGAAGAAATCTCTGAGTGCCATTAGCACAAAATTATACCATAATCAACCTAACACGATATCAACTTCTGAGTCAGGTCGTGTCGCAAAGTGAGACACCATCGCCATCCCGACCGTCGCGCATATTGTGGCACCAGATGCTTTTCGTCCCAAGTACCAGCCTCCATCTTTAAATGGCAATTTAACAGCTGATAAAACTTGCTTGTTTAATTCGGCTTGGTTTGTGTGAACTAATCGCTGGGAGGTAATTGCCGACAGCATTTCATCGCAAGCCTGCCCATAAATAGCTCCATCAATGGCGGTCGTTGGAATACCTGCTGGAATCAACCGAGAAGCAACTGCGCCAGCCGTTTGACGAGAATAAGCGACCGTCTCCACGCTATACCGCTTCGTCCAGACAGCGATACTGTTCGCAAGGTCTTTATCGTCAATCGAAACTGGATTCGAATATGTCTCCAGTAATACAACGCAGAACTTGTCCCCAACAAGTCGCTGCGCTGCAACTAACGCAGCTGCTTTTCGATCTGGTGATAGATCAATCGCCATCCAAGTTGGTTGCTCCCGATCCAAAGCAAGCGTACCCTCAGACGCGCACTCTGACCAACTTGACGGATTGATGGCTGGGTTGATCTGGCTCACCCATTGGCAAAGCAACTCTGTACGGATAATGGATTCATCATCCGACATTGCGCTTTTAAGATTATCAATATGAATTGTGTGTCCAAGGCTTGGGTTGGCTTGTTGCCAACCGTTCATGTCATCGATTGGACATCCTGGCTCTGCCGACCATTCAAACCAACCAATCGGATCATCGGAGCCAGCAGCTGCTGCAAGTCCGCGCTCTCTCATGCGTAACAAGATTACTGAATGCTGATCTCCGGCATTCGAATACATAATTGCCATTGGATTTTTGGAAGCCATCTGAGTAAAACGAAGCGATGCCCAAACTTCATCGTCTTTGTATTCGCGTACCTCGTCAAGATGGATCGTGTCCGGCGCTGCAATTCCTCGAGCAGCCGAATTGTTGGCTCTTACCAGGTATCGAGTGCCGTCATTGAGTTTAATCTCTTGACTTCCCTTGGTTTCGTACTTTTTGACAAACCGAGTCACAAGTTGTTCATTGGCTTGGATGATCTCATCAATTTTCCAGAAGATTTCAGATGAAGTTGTAAGCTTGTGAGCCGTATGGATCTGTAAACGCTCGCCCCATAAGAACATTCCAGCCAAGATTCGAAGCTGCATAAAGGTAGATTTACCATTCTGGCGAGCCATGATTACGCCGACTTCATTGTGATACCAACGACCATCAGGCTTGACTCGGTGCATCTCAATAGCAAGAAATTTCTGCCAAGGTAGCAGTTTGAAGTACTCGCCAGTAACTGGATCGATGATTTTCTCGCAAAAGTCAATCATTTCCTGTCCACGGGACGGTAAATCGACCGGTTTTGACCTAATACGCGGTTCTGTCGCCCCTAGGTAAGCCGTAGGAGGCTGTTCTAAGCCGTTTTGAGGGTTTTCAGTCATATCTAGTCGGAGTCCTCTTGATAGTGGCTTATTGAGCCGTTTTTGGGGGCAAAAGATCCAA